TGAGGTGTTGATACGATAATAACTTTTGAAGTTTTACCAGATGTAATAGTAGGATAAACTGAACTAAAAAACATTTCTGCTATATTAGCAGGTACGAAAGCAAACTCATCAAGAAATATTATATTATATGTACCTCCTCGTATTGCACTTGAAGATGTAGCGGCAGCAATAATAGTAGATTTATTTTCTAATTCTATATTACCTTTGTTCCAATTAATAACTCCTTGTTGCAACCATTTAGGTAAATTTTCATATGCCAATTGTAATCTTCCTAATATATCTCTAGCAGTAGAAGATTTATTAGCAAGAATTGCTATGTTTGAATTTGGATTAAATATTGCATAGTGTAAAAGATATGCAATTGTTGTAGTTGATTTACCTGATTGTCTAGGTAATTTGCAAATAGAAAATCTATTTTCATCTATTGTATTAACAATTTTCTTTTGAAAAGGATATAGTTTAAAAGATATAAGACCTTCATCTAGGGAAACTATTTTCATAAATTTCTCCATAAAATAAATTGGGTCTGCTTTACACTTTTGAAATTCTATAATCTCTTCTTTAGTAAATTCAACTGGTGTATTTACTTTTTTAAGATTAGGATTTCCTAAATATGCGTCTGTTATAGCCATAATACTATTTATAATTTATACCCAAACCAACCAGTTATGATATATTTTTCGTGTTCTTTTGATATTTGTCCGCAATGTGTATGTGTAAAGTCAGTCGGCCAAATCAATGTTAGTCCTTTTTTAGCGGGTGTTGTTAACTCTTGATATTTAAAATGAGTACCACCTTCAGGAACATCATTTAAATAAGTCATCCAAACAAGACAACGGTTTTCGTGCCTAGAGTTTCTTTCATAATGTTTAGTAAAATAACCTCCACCTGGTGGATAGTATTGTATATTTGCACCTTCAACCATTCCATATGATTCAAATTCTTTAACTTCAGGATATTTCTCTTCATATAATTTAACACATTCTTTTAATTTATTTTTATATGACATAAATCTTGGTTCATCCCAATTTGGATCTACCCCAATATCTATAGAATCTTTTACTTCTTTTGCAATTCGTGAAGTGAAACCTACAACGCCTGGTTTTTGAAATGATTTATTATCTTTAAATAAATTTATAAGTTCATCACAAACAATAGGTGGAATATACCATCCTCCAATCATACTAGTTTTTGGTAAACTATGTTCTTTAAATTTTGGTGCTTCTTTGAATCTCATTAATTATCACTCCTTCTATATGTGTATAACCTAATTGTTTAGCTGCCTGCACTCGTTGACTACCTCTCCACACACTATATTCTTTTTCTATATAGGGTATACCCATTGCACCGTATCTAGGCACTTCTGATACAATGTGTTCTTTTACTTCTATTGGATGCTGTAATTCTTCACCATCTAATAATTCTTTTAATGGTGTCATTGACTTAATATAGATTAAGTCTTTTATTAAGATAGGAACTTTATTCGGTATCCTTTGCTTTGCCGTCAATAGTTTCATTTTCATTTCTCTTTTCTTTTTTAGTTTCCATAGTTTGTTTATTCAACATCTTTTGTAATTCTGCCGTTGAACCTACAAATAAAGCATTTTTAATATTAGCATTTGTTCTATTAGGTAATTCTTTTAAGTCTTTAAATTTCTTTTGTAAATCTTGTAGTTTATCAACTGTAGTACCAACTTGTCCTATCAATTGACCAACAACTTCATAAGCTCTAGGGTGTTGTCCTTCTTTTGCAATATCTAATATGCCTTGTATTGCTTCTTGTCCTTTTTCTATTATACTATAATAACTTTCTCTACTATAATCATAGTCTGTATTAATATCCTTTTCAACTTTTAAAGGAACTTCTCCGTTCTTTCTAGGAACAGGTGGTTGAAAACTTTTAGGTGGTTCAAGATTGCTCTTATCTACAACTTTATTTTGTCCTTCTAATCCCAAAATTTCATTTACACTATCTTCCAATTTAGTCATTATTCATCTTCTCCTGTTACTGGATTATATTTCTTTGTATCATCATAGAAACTAATCTTTGTTGTAAATCCAAAATCATCATCTGCATTAGCATTTTCAGGTTGTGGTATTACTATAATTCTTTCTTCTCTTGATAAAGGGGCATCCGTAGATGTTCCTAAATCTGCTTGTGATTGTCTAATAACTTTACTTTGTGCCATAGGTCCATATAAGTAAGTCTTAGCAGTAAAGTTTAAAGTATATATAACTGCTCTTCGCTTATTAAAATCACCATCATATGTATCTTCATATTGTACTTCATCTAAAACAATAGGTACGTCCCTTTTAATGTTTAATTCTGGTATTGCATTAATAGTAACTGTATAATCTGGTGCAAAGTATGGTAATATTTGTTCAATTATCTGTAGTCCATTTTCTGCTGTAGCAGTAAAAGAATAAAGACTAAAATTTATATCATATGGTACTGGTGAATAATTAAATTGATGTACAGTAGAATCAGAAGTTTTAACTCTAACTGTTTTTTGAAGTTTGTTTAGTTTTCTAGTGGCGTCATACTTTAAACCTGTTAATTCAAATCCCATTCTAGGTAAAGTAATTGCAAAGGTTCTACCTTTTTGCAAATTTGCTTGTTGGTCTATTCTAGCTATAAACTTTTCTTTAGGTGCGTATGCTAAAGGCACACGTATTCTTTTAGTAATAGCACCTGTACCAGATTTTTGTTGAATAATTATATTATTAAAAATCTGTCCAAATGCAATAGTTAATCTTCTTAAACTTTGATTATAAAAATGAGTTCCAAACATTATTCATCTATCTCCCCAAACGGATTTCTTTCTGTAAAGTCAAGTATATCATCCGCTGTTGAAACAGTATCATATCCTGCTTCTTTATTCAAGTCTAAATTATCTGCGTATGGAGATTGTGTCTGTATATTAGATTCTGTATAATCTTCATTCATTAAAAGTGCTGGTTGACCAGTTGAATAATCGTAATAACTTTCTAATTGTACTGAACCTGCACCTGTCATAACTTCTTGTCCATATTCTAAAGTAAACTTATATGCTAATTGGTCTAATGTATGTGTATCTTCGTGTTGGTCAATAGTTTGTAAACCAGTATCAAGTTTCTCACTTGCATACTCCCAACGAGTTACTTTTAATTTATAAACTGGTAAGTTTCCTAATTGATAAAAAGGTTCCTGGTCTTCTACAAATAAAATTTCAAAAAAGGATTTCATCAAAGGCACAAATATAATATCGCCTTCGTTTGGTCTTCCTGTAGTTGATACTAATGATCCAACCTGTGTTGCCTTATTACCAACTAAATTATCCCAACTTCTTTTTGAAACAACAAGTGTTGTGTCATCTCTAATTTCTAATCCAAACTTACTTATGATTTCTTGCTCACCTGCAAAACCTGTATTATTTTCAAAATACATTTCTACCAAATAAGAATCATCAAACTTACTAGTTACATCTTCTCCTAGTATTAAATCTTTATTGACTAATGTTCGTGGTAAGTAAAAGACATCCTGACCGTAAATTTTAAGACCTTCAACGATTAAATCTTCGTGTAGTCTTTTTTCGGCAGCATTACCTATGCCTTGTCCACCTTGAAAGTAATGATTAATTGGCATAGCATTATCCTATCATAAAAGGTTGCGGTTCTTCAAAATCGCTTCTTAATTTTATTTCTAATTTATCCAAAGCTTCTAACGCTTCACTATAAATTTGTTGACCGTTTAGAGTTACACCACCAACCATTGCAACACCATTAAATTTAGACAAATTAGCTCCCCATTGTTTTTTGAATAAAGCAGTTACGTATCTTTTTAACCAAATATCATCAAAGACATCTGTATACTGGTTAGGGTCTAATTTTCTCCAGCATTCTATTACAAGAAATTCATCTACTTGTAAATCATTTTTCCAATCCATATCAACATAAAGTCTATTATCTAATTGGTTAAATCTATAAGGTTTTTCTCCAACTAATATATGGTCTAAAAAATCTAAATGTCTTAATACAACATCATAGTTAATAACAGACGTTGAAGAAAAATCATATAGGTCATTTAATCTTAATTGATATCTAACATCAAATAAATTTAAATTACCTTTGTTTGAAAATGGAAATATATTAATTACAGATAAAACAGATTCAGGACATACAATATACTGATTGCCTTCTTTCCATTCTGTATTTACTACAGAAGAATCACCATACGTTTTAGATTCAGTTTCAGTAGTATCTGCTAAAATTCTAGCTTTATCTGCTGCTGTATACTTGTACTTTAAATAGGTTCTTTTAACACCATCATAGTGATATTGAGCAAAATATTGTAATGCTTCATCTATTCTATCTTCTAGTTGGTCGTCATCAACGTTAATTTCAATTACAGGTTTACCCAATGCTCTTAAAGCGTATTGTTTTATTGATTCTCTGGATGCTGGTTTTGCCATACTGGTTCCTTTATTGTATATTTATAATAACAATTATATCTTCGGAAACAAATTATCAGTACAGAATACTCTTATATCATCTTCAGGCAATCCAAGGGATCGCATTACTCTAGGGGTGTGTGGATTTTGTTGTTGGTGTTCGCAATAAAAGTTTTGCGCTCTTATTACATCTTCTTCCTTTGAATCACTATTATAATGACCAATTTTGTCAAGATAATTTTCTAAATTAGATGTAGCAAGAGTACAAATTTGATTTAATTCTTTTTCATCTGATATATTACCAGCGGCAATCATACCAGGACTAAAGATTTCCTTTGCCCAAGCAGGCAATTCTCTTTCTTTAGATGGTTTATACCATTTTGTTTCTTCTATAAAATACTTTGTTAAGGGATGGTCTTTTAATAATAGTGGACTATAATCGTGAAAACAACCTGTTACCTTTTTCTTGCCTGCGATAACATCAAATCCATAAATTGGACCACCATTAGTTAAATTTGGAAATAAACATATGTGTGCCATCCAAAGACCTTTTGTTTCTCTGGCGTCCACTACATCTACGTGAGCACGTCTTACACTCATATTAGACCAAGTACGGTTGGTCCAAGTATCATTATTAAATCTATCCATACCTTCTTCGTTGTATTCTTTACAACGCTTATCAAGTATAGCAATTATATCTTTTTCTAATTTAATTAATCTTTCCCAAATCACTCTTTAACCTCGTTAGTTAAAATTAAAGGTTTTGAGTAATCCATATCGTTCATTTCTTTGAACAATTGTGTAGCAGTTGCAAAACAAAATTTAACTTCATTTAGAATATTAAGTTTATAAACATTTAAATAACTGTTTATCATTTCTCTTACTATTCGTTTATACTCTTTTATTTCTTTATGTTTAAACTT